CGGGCCACAGCGCCAGCACCGGGAAGCCCTGCCCGACGTTGTGGCCTGGGTCGTAGCCGAGGTCTGCGTTCGCCGCCGAGCCCGCCGAGATCCCGTACCGCTGCTGATACCGGCGGTTCGGCAGCCGGTAGCGCACAGCGGTCATGCCCAGCGTGTGATCGTGGCCCTGGATGATCGAGACTCCCTCCCAGCGTTCGAGCTCCTTGAGGGCGCCGCCGTGCTTGCCGGTGCGCGTCCCGTGCATACCCACGAGGCCCGGCACGATCTCCACGTCGACGTCGTGGTAGTCGCCCTCGGTGTAGTGGTAGTCCCATCCGATCTGATCGAGCTTCAACACCGTCGAGATCGCCAGGTGGGGCTTCTCCTCCCCGTGCAGCCGCATCTCTGCCAGGCGCGGGAAGAGCGCCAGCACCATGCGTTCGAGCCAGTAGTCGTGGTTGCCGAAGAGCAGCGTGCGCTTCGCTCCAGGCGTCGCTGCTGCAATGCGGATCAGGAGCTCCGTGGTGGAGCCCACGGCGTCCGACGTGCTCACGTTGAGGTCGGCGCGGCGGTTGTGCCCGTGGCGCCCGAAGGGGGAGTTGTTGGCCGCGTCGCCGAGGCACCATACGGCTTCGGGTCGGTATGCCTCGCACCACGCCAGGAACGCTTCGATGAGCTCGACCTGGTAGTTCGGCGCGTGCGGGTCGGCGAGAATGGGGATCAGCAGCGGCTTCGACCAGTCGCGCTCGCTGGGCTTCGCCGGCTCTGGCTTCCATCCGATCGGGAGCTCGAACGCGAAGAACGACTCCGGCCGGCGCACGGCGACGACCTTCGTGCGGTGCAAGGTCGTGACGACCGGCTCGCCCGTCACCGGGTCACGGCCGAGCACCGCGTCCCAATCGGTCGCCTCGAAGTTGAAGTCCCACTCGGCCGGATCGTAGCCCTTGCGTCGGAGGACTTCTTCGCCGGTGAGCTCGCCCGTGCCCGTCTCGCTGACGGCGGTGTAGATCTCGAGGCGCGACCCGTCCTTCCACGCCTTGACCTGCTCGCCGGGGCTCACGCCGTCCGGAGAGCTACGGGTGGGCCGACCCTGCTTGCTCGTGTCCGGCGCTGCAGGGGCACCTGTCGGACGGCCCGAGGCATCGACAGAGCCGGCATCCCGGAGCTTGCGCCACCACTGCTGCGCGTTGCGCGGCGAGATCGACGGCTCGACTCGAGTCGCGGCCTTCTGGCTCGACCCGTACTTCGCGCGCAACCGGCAGTGCTCCACCGGGTCGCGCCACCAGAACGGGATCGACTGCTCGCGCACCGGGGCCGTCACTTCGCGGCTCCAGGATACGCTGACGTTGCCGGGCAATGCGCCCGGCTGCTTTGCGTCCCACTCACAGACCCCCCCCAGGTCAGGCTACGGCGTCACACGCGATGGTGATTCGTGACGTGCCAGATCTCGCTTGCCACGTCGTCGATCAGTTGCAGCTTCTTGAGCTCCCGCAGGAGCGGCTTGTTGTGGCGCACGTTGGGGATGTCGAGCGCCAGGCCGTGCTCGTGCGGAGACTTGCCGGGGCGCGCCGCGAGCGGGCCGCCTGCCAGGTAGATCTCGTAGAAGCGCTGCTGCTCTGCCTCCGTGCGGAAGCTCTCGTTGACCCAGATCGGCTGGCCGTAGCGGTAGGCCGCGAGAGCCGCCCGCTGGAGCGTGTCGCGGTACTGCGCCCGGTACTTCGCCGGCACGCTCGCGATCGGCTTGACGTCGCCCAGGAGCCAGTCGTCGATCTTGATGGTCGCCAACGTCGGCTCGGCCGTCACCACGACGTCATCGACGTGGCCGGCGAGCTTGCCGTGGCGGTAGTTCGCCTTCGCTCGATCGAGCGCGTCCTGCGCCCAGGCCCGAGTCGCGAACTCGCCCTCCGGGTTGGAGCGAGTCGTGACGCGGAACCAGTCGTCGCCGTGCTTCGGGTGGTCGCCCTCGAGATCGCGAACGCGCGCGATGTAGCGTCGCTTCTGTCCGGGCTTGAGCTTCGCTGGCGTGGCTGCGGTCGGCGTCATTCGCTGGGCTCCTGCGGGACGTGGTTGTTGATGACGGTAGTCGGCTGCTTCTGCGTGTCAGCCAGGTACTTGAGCCGGCCGCGTCGCAGCCAGACGTCGAGCGCGGGGATCACGGCCGACAGCGCGCCGACGAGCCCGATCAGGGCCGCCGACTGCGCGTCGGAGATCGGCACGCCGAACGCGGTGGCGGTGCCGAGCACGGCGATGACGAGCGAGATCCACACGCTCGGGATGACCTTCGGCATGTTGGGAGTCTCGTGGTCGGGCTGCATGGCGTTCTCCTGGGTCATGTTCCGTCCTCGATCCACAGCGCGACGAATGCGCCAGCGCCGTCCGTCTCGTACCAGACGTAGGGGCCGACGACGACAGGCGGGGTCTGCTGGACGAACGTGGGCACGCCAGCGGTTGCCGGCGCAGTGTTCGTGATCGTGAAGGTGTCACCCGTGCGGTTGACGCTGATCCCTGCGCCCTGCACGATGTTGCAACCGCACGCCGACTGACATCCGCAGGGCATTAGACCACCACCATCCAGCGAGCAGTTGCGTTGCGGGGCTCGACGGTGATCGGGTCCGGCGCGGGCACGCCGCCGCCGAGCTCGACGTCAACGGTCGTGGCGGCCGTGGAGCCGGCGTGACCGTGGCCTGGGTCGGTGATCCCGACGGTGATGTTCGCGGTGCCGGAGTCGGTCGCGCCGCCGTGGTCGTGGTTGCCGGCCGGGTAGGTGTTGCCCTCCCGGTTCGGCTTGCGCGACAGGCCGCCCTCGACGCCGTTGGTCGTCATGCGGAACGTGTTGGCCGTATCCACGTTGACCGCCACGACGTCGAGATAGACGTAATCGACAGTGGAGTTCTCGACGATGAAATCGTGGTTGGCGCCGGCCCCGTCGTGCTGATGGTTGCCGGAGGCGTCGATGCCGTGGACGTGGCCGGAGTCGCTGCCGGTGGCAGAGATCCCCGTGGCCGCGCCTGCGATCGTGACCGACGTCGCGCCGGTGGCCGGGTGGTCGTGCTCGGGCAGGTTGCCGAGGCCGATCGTCGTGCCGCCCTCGTCCAGCGTGCCGAGCTCGTCGCCGCCGATGTAGTCGTAGCCGCGCGGGTAGCGGCGGTTCATATCGGGCGTGTTGAAGGTGTCGATGCCGTCGCCGTTGCCCCACGGGTACACCCGAACCTCGGTGTCCACGCCGGAGTCGTCAGCGGGCAGGGAGGCGGTGATCGTCGTGCCGGTCTTCCCGGCGACCGTCGTGCCGAAGGGGAAGCCGGTGGCTTCCAGCGGCATACCAACCTCGACGAAGCGCGTGTTGTTGATGCCGGTGATCGTGGGATCGCCCGCGATGCGCTCGCCGGCCGGGTGGATCAGCGACAGCGCGTCGTGGCAGGCCGGGTACGAGGCGCGGAGCACTTCCTGGCCGTCGGCGTCGATCGCCTCCGGACGGAAGCCGACGCTGGCGACGAAGATCAGATCTCCAGGACGGATCTCGCCGCCGCCGCCGGGCGCCGGTGGAATGTCCACGCGCAGCCCGTCCGGGCCTTCGGTGACGATCGCAGTGGAGCTCGGATCGACCACAACCGATGCGGCAAGGCCGCTGGGCGTGCACTCGAGGTCCACGGACGTCGGGTCCGGCGACAGGATTGGGCTCGCGGAGAGCACCTTGTCCACGTCGATGACGAGATCGATGCAGTCGGTGCTCTCGACGCCGACGATCGCTCCCGTGGCCGAGATCGTGAAGGTGTCACCCAGCCGGTCGATCGTGACGTTCTCGCCAGGAACCAGGTTGCACCCGCAGGCAGATGTGCAGCCGCACGGCATCAGATCGGGATTGCCGCGACCTGGAGGTTCCAGAGCTCGTGCCCGGTGCCGGCCAGACCTGTGCCGGCTCCGGGCGTCGCGACCACGTTGACGGTCTGCGACGGCCCCTGGTAGAACATATCCGACTTCATGTTGAGCGTCTGGCCGGCGTTGACGCGCACCATCCAGAAGAACGGCACGCGCGTCACCTTGCGCTCGGCTGACGTCGTGACCGACACGAAGATCGCGCCGCCAATGTCGACGCGGCACGCCTTCTGCGCGGTCGTGGGCGGCGCTCCGATGTTCGCGAGCAGCCGCATGGCGATCTGCGCGTTGAAGGGCGAGATCGGGTTGGCAGGGTCGCCTACTCCGAGGGGGTCGAAGGCGGCCGACGCGAAACGCCCGGCTCGCTGACCGTTCCCTGCGGAGTAGGAGTATGCGTGCTCCGGGCCGAGGATGCCGTAGTCGAAGTTGAACTCGCCCGACACGAGCAGCGTGACGTCGCGGCCGGTCGTGTTCGTCCACGAGTAGGTGTCGGAGCTCTGCGGCGAGGACTGGTCAGCGCTGGGCGAGACGCCCTTGTTGTCCGGGTTGCCGGACAGGTCCGTGACGAGCGACGCGGGCAGGCTCGCGAAGATGCCGTTGCCGGGGTTCGACAGCATGTTGCCGGCGTTCGGCGACAGGAGCACGCCGATGCCCGACCCGTCCACGCACGCCAGCGACGCCGGGTTGAGTTGGACGTCAGCCTGGTACGCCGGGCTCGGAGTGTTGACCTCCGACCAGTGGACGGTGCAGGTGTCGTTGTGACAGCGGGCAGGCATTATGCGACCTCGATTGCGGTTTGCCCCGTGGCGGCGGCGACCCGACGCGCGTCCTGCTCGGACGTGTACGTTGAAGCGCCGACGCGCCAGAGGCGCTTCTTCTGGCTGGTCGTGGTGATGTCGTGCAGGGCACCCGAGTCGATGTGCGCCTTGACGCCCTTGCCGGTCACGAACGCGGCGGCGCCGATCGTGAGCCCCTCGACAGGGACCATGACGCGCACGCGCCAGATCTCACCGTCGCTCGTCTCGCCGATCAGCAGCGGGTGGTCGCGGTCGAAGCCAACGGGGGAACCGGCAGCGCGAAACGCCGCCTGGTTGTTGCGCTGCGCGATCGTGCGCGCGCCCCCTCCTCCACCGCAGCTACCGCACATCAGTCGAGCTCCTCGTCGCTGCCGAGCTCGTCGGTGGGATCCGGGACGTGCTCGTGGTCGAGCGGCTCGTTGCCGATGACGTGCGACGCCTGGAGCTTCGTGGGCTCCGGGCTCTGATCGCCGTTCCACGCCTCGTGAGCGTTCGGCAGGATCTTCGCGTTGCCCGCCTTGATGTGCTGCTCCATGCGCGCCGTCTTCGGCGTGATGTCGCCGCGACGGTGGCCGGGAATGCGCTTGAGGATGAGGACGTCGGTCATGTGAATACCAGGGTCGAGGTTGTGCCGGAAGGACTGGAAATCGTGAGGTCGTTGCCCGGCCCGAGCCGAACGACGTATCCGGGAGGCAGCAGGCGGTCGCGCAGCGATGCGTCGATCACGTCGAGCCGCTCCAGGATGTGCTGGAAGCCGGCTGTCGGGTTGTCGATCGGTTGCGCTCGCTTCGGCATGGTCCTCCGGCCCCGTTATACGCTGGACAGCGTAGCGTCGCCCTGCAAGGAACCGACCGGCTGCAGGTCGATCGTGACGCGCTCGCCGCCCTTCTCGACGACGTTGGCGAGCCGACCCAGGCGCAGCGACTCCTTCGCCGCGTAGCACGTCTCGGTGGCCTGGTAGTTGAAGATCTGGCCGGCGATCAGCTTGCGGTGGTCGATGCCCGACGTCGGCAGCAGGATCAGCCCGCCGGAGGCCCGGACTCGGCGAACGCCACCGGCGGCGAACTCGTAGCGAGCCTTCGCAGCAGCGGTGGCCGAATCGACGTCGGGAAGCTGAGAGTCCGACAGCGAGCCCTCGACGAGAGGGAACCCGTCGGATCCGGTGGCGGGGCCGGGCGGCCAGATGCCCACGACGTCGCGGCTGGCGCTGGCGAGCACCCGGTTGATGTATTCGTCGCCGTCCTTCGCGATCTCGGCCGGGTTCGTGCCCTGCACGTCCGTATCCTTGAGCTCGATGGCCGTGAACGCGGGGACGCCGACGACGATCCGCGACCCGAACGTGGTGACGTCCAGGCCGGCGTTGAGCATCTCGGTGACGACGTTCCACGTCATGCGCAGCGCGGCCGTCTCGACCTTGCGCGACTCGGTGGTGCCGGAGAGGTAGCGCACGAACTCGTACACCGGCTGATGGTTCGGATCCTTCGACAGCGCGTAGGTCGCGAGGTCGATGAAGATGTCGGACACGTCCTCGTTCACGAAGTCGAAGGCTTGTTCGAGCATTCGCACCTGGAGCCACGACAGGACGTCAGTCGCCTCGATCGTGACCGAGCCGCGCCGGAACGTCGGCTTGCGCACCGGGCCGCGCCACAGCACTTCGTCCAGGCCGGTTTGCGAGTTGTACGTCGTGATGAGCAGGTCGGTGTTCCAGTGATCCACTGCAGCGAGTTGACCGCAGCAGTTGTCGCCAGCGGTCACGAGGTCGATCTTCGCCTTCGAGATCCCGTCCACCACGCGGTCATACTCGATGCGCTGGATCTGCGCGCCGGCCGTGCCGAGCTTCACGCCGTTCTTCACGAGCGCGATCCCGTAGCCTCGCATCATGCAGGTGGGAGTTGTCACAGCTTGAATCCCAGGAACGCCTCGACGTCGAAGCTCGACAGGATCGTGGACGGGCCGACGACTCCCTGCGAGTTGAGGCAGTCCCACTCGACCGTGATGATGAGATCCGTGCAGCGGGCCTTGAGCGGGAAGATCTCTCCGCTGATGACCTCGACCCGGTTGGAGTGATCCACGCAGCGACCCTGGCACTTGAGCCAGGAGCGACCCGAGAGGCCGTCAACGACGAGCTCGGAGCCGGCGGGGATCCACGACACGCCGACCTCGACGCAGGGCGTGATGCGCTCCACGAGCGCGTCGTACTGCTCGACCGTGGTCGGCATGACGATCCCGTTCTCGAGCTCCTCGATCGCGGGTCGCTCGAACACGCGGAAGACGGCGTTGCGCATCCCGAAGCGCTGGAACGCGATGCCCTGCGGAGTCGGCTCCGGGTTCGATCCGGCGTGGAATGTCAGCCGCAGGGCCGTGTCGTAGCCGGACGGCAGGTTGATGATCTGGGCCGACGAGATGCACCGGCAGACCGGCTCCGTGAGGCACGGGGCGACGTTGGTCAAGATCTCCGGTTCGAGCAGGAAGGGCGGGATGCAGTCGCAGCCCGGATCGGTGGTGCACGGGTCGCAGCCGGTGGCGCAGATCGGGCAGCACACGTCGTCCAGCGTCGGGCCGCCGCCACCGATCAGGCAGTTGCCGAGCGCCTGGAAGCTGCTGCTGATGTCGACGGTCGTGGTGGAGATCGGCTCGGTCGAGTAGCTGTCGGCCTGCTCGGTCGCGATCGTCAGCGATCCGGCCAGCACCTTCTCGCAGTTGTTGCGGCCGAGCGGGAAGCGGTCGTCGTCCGGAACGAAGCCGTCGATGGTGCCGGCGGCGCCCCACGAGTGAAGACCACGGTCGAGGTCGTCGTCGTCCGGGCAGTGCGTGCGCACCGTGAAGAGTTGGCCCTGGCACGACGCGCACGAGGCGCCGTCGGCCGGACAGCGCTGGTCGTCCTCGAACTGCCGGAGGAGCCACTGGATGCCGTAGTTCTGCCCGGCGATCGACGTCGCCACGATCAGCACTTCGAGGACCATCTGCTTGCCCTCGACCGTCGGCTGCCCGAGGATCGAGCCGCGACCGAGCGCGGTCAGCAGTTCGCGCTTGAAGGTGCTCGTGCGCAGCCCGCCGATGCCCTCGATCACGACGCCCAGGAAGTCAGCCGACTCCGGGATCAGCGGGTCGTACCAGCACGCCTGGTCGTCGATCGGGTTGGTCCACTCCTCCAGGTCGTCCGGGCAGGTGCACCACGAGCGCGACATCCGCAGGATCCCGGACGGGTCGCCCTTGAAGCGCCCGTTCATGCAGGCCCAGGCGATGTACGCCTGCGTCCGTGCGTTGTTGGCGAACGACTGGCAGCCGAAGCAGGCGTAGGAGGGAGCGAGCGTCATCGGAAGATCACTCCGGTCATGCTGGACCGCGTGCGGGCGTCGAAGACGTCGGCGACAGCCTCCGGGTCACTCGCCTGCGTGTTGATCGTGTTGTTGATGGTGCGGTTGTCCTGGTAGGTCGATCCGGCGCTGGACAGACTAGCGGCGGCGTCCGGGAGGATCGTGCCGGCGCGGTTGGGCACGAAGATCTCCGGGCGCTTCTCGCCCACGACGTATGCCTTGCCCGCCTGCACGCCGCCGCCCATTTCGCGGAAGCCGCCGAACTTGCGACGGAAGTCCTCGAGGTAGCTCGTGACCAGCCGGACGTAGTTGCGCGTCTCGGAGTACGGGGGAAGCTGTCCCTCGTCCAGACCGGGCGCGTTCGGGCCGGCGTTGTAGCCGCCCATCGCGAGGTTGTAGCGGCCGCCGAAGCGCTGAAGAAGCTGCTTGAGGTACTTCGTGCCGCCGTCGGCGTTCTGGAACGGATCGAACACGTTGGACACGCCGAGGCTACGCGCCGTGGCGGGCATAAGCTGCATGAGGCCACCGGCGCCAGCGGGCGACGTGACGTTCGGACGGAAGCCCGACTCCTGCTTCGCGACAGCCGCAACCAGCGCGAGCTCGACGCCGTACTTCTTCGAGGCCGCGTTGAGCGCCGCGTCGATCTGCGGCGGCGCGCCGGGGATGTCCACGACGGGCGGCTTGCCGATCTTCCCGGAGTTCTCGTTGAAGCCGAGCCCCTGCAACCACTCCAGGTGGACGTGATCGAAGTGCTGGCTGTCCGGGAACGAGCCGCCGCCAGCGGTGAGGCCGACGCCGTTGTGGATGACCTGCCGGAAGACGGAGCCGAGGAGCTTCTTCGCCTGCTCGAAGAGCTTGAGGGAGGCGGCCGTCGGCTGCGAGGTTCCCGTGCCGATGTCAGCCGCCACGCCGTCCTCGTGGCGCGAGTTGTTGGAGGTCGAGCCGTCGGGCCGCGAGATCTGTCCTGGGCCGCCGGTGTTGAGCCCGCCGCCGAGCGCCTTGATGATGCCGAACGCCTGCTGGATCGTGTCGGCCAGCGAGAGCGTCGGGTGCAGGAACGACAGGCTCGGATCGGCGTCGCCGGGGAAGCTGCCGGCGGTGACGACCATCGCCGCCTTGATGTCCTCGAAGGCGGCGTTGACGTCGGGCGACTTGCCGAGCGCGATGTCAGCCATGATCGTCGCCGTGCGCCCGGAGAACGCATCGGCGCTGATGAACTCCTTGAGCGACGGGCCAACGTCCTTCACGAACGACTGGATCTGGGCGAACCCGCCGCGAAGACCCTTGCCGAAGCCCTCCATGACGGCCTGGCCTGCGGGCACGAGGATCGTCGCGTCATAGGCGACCGGACCCTTGTTCTCGCGGATCCACTTCGGGATGAAGACGTTGAGGTACCAGGCGACGGAGCCGATCTTCTCCGGCGATCCGAACCCTTCCTTCATGCCGGCCAGGAACCCGCCCATGATCGCCTCGCCAGCCTTCGCCGCCGGAGCGATCGGAGTGCGGAGGTAGATCAGCGTGCGCTCGACGACAGTGGCGAGGGCCGGCTGTAGAACGTCCACGAGCGCCTGGTTGATTCCGCGCGTGTAGAGCGTGACGACGCGGGCACCGGCGCCGGTGAACTGCGAGGCGAGCTCGGTGACGCGATCGTTGATCCCCTTGAGCGACTTGTCCACGACGCCCTTGCCGGTCGGGACGTTCTCGACGGCATCGGAGTAGCGGTTGACGCTGCGCGCGCCGGCCGACGCCGACGTGCCAACCGACGACAGCGACGTGGCGGTTTCGGCTGCGGCGCTCTGTGCCTTGTTGAACGCCTCGACCGACTTCTGCGCGGCCTCGTCGATCTTCGTGTAGCGCTCCTGCGCGCCGGTCAGCCGCTCGTTGAGCTTCGCCTGGATTGCCTCCTGGCTCGTCAGCTTCGCGGTCTGCGTCTCCTGCGCCGCCGAGAGCTCGTTGAAGCTCTTGATGATGTTGGCGAACGTGTCTTCCTTGACCGGGTTGAACGTCTCTTCGAGCTTGCGACGGAGCGGGTCGAGCTCGAGTGACTCGACGAGCGACGCGCGCTCGGCGGTCGTCTGCAGCGCCTTGATCTGGTCGTCGATCGCCTTGACTGCCGCCGACTCCTCGGTGGTGCCGGGGACGGCGAGCGTGTCGAGACGCTGCAACTGGAGTCGCTTGATCGCCTGCTCGTTCTCGAACGCCGCGTCGGAGAACGCCTGGGTGCCCTTGATCTGCACGTTGCGGAGCGTGTCCAGCGCGGTCGTGAGCTCTTCGACCTTCTTCTTCTGGACCTCGATCGCCTTGTCAATGCGCGGCATCGTCTCGGCGAGAAGGATCGTGTCGCGGCGCGTCAACTGGTAGGACTTGCCGGCGTCGCCGACGACCTTCGAGATCAGCGCGTTCGTCTCGGCGATCTTCCGCGCGGGCTTGAGTCGGTCGATCGCCGCCTGCACCGCGTCGTCCGGATCGATGAACTCGCGCTGGATCGGCTTCGCCGCCGCGCCGGTGTCGGTCGCGTCCAGGCTGCCGAGCTCGTCGGTGCCCAGCGCGTCTTCGATGATCTTCTGGTCGCGGCGCGACTTGCGCGCTGCCGCAACGAGGCGGTCGCGTCGGCGCTGCTCTGCCTGCGCTGCGATGTTGGCCTGGACCTGCTCGACGGACAGCGCGCCGCGACCGGCCTGGGCCTCCGAGAGCGCGAACTGCTGCGCCGAGTCGATGATCGAGTTCTGCGCGTTGGCGGCCTGGCCGAGCCCCGCCTGGAGAGCCGCCTGCATCGCGAGGAGCTCGGCGGTCGTGGCGCTCGCCGCCGACTCGATGCGGGAGAGCCCGACCACGCCGGCATCGGCCATGCCCTGAAAGGTGGGCGTGATCCCGCCGACGGTTCCGAGTAGGTTGCGCGCCGCGCCGTCAGCGCCGACCGTGGCGGCCTTCGTGCGGTCGATCTGCACGACGGAGCGAGCGGCGGCGCGCTCGAACACCTGCGCGGAGAGCGAGGCGACGCGGGCGACCGTCTGGTTCTGGTAGGCGAGATCCTTCGCGGAGAGCGCGGCGCGCTGCGTTGCCAGGTCGATCTCGCCGGTGGACGTCGCCACCTTGTCGGCCTCGACCTCGGCGGCGCTCATGTTCACGCGCAGGTCGCGCGTCGCGCTGGCAGCGCCACGCAGTCCGTCGGCCACGCCCTCGATCTTGCCGCCGATCACGGGGACGCTCTCGAGGTTGCCGAGCAGGTCGGCGACGAGATCGATGACGAAGCCGATCGCGAGACGGAACGGGGCGGTGATCGAGTTGATGATGACGTCGCCGAACGCCTTGAGGAAGACGGTGAACTCTCCATTGAAGAGCGCCTTGATCCCGCGAATGACGTCGCCGAAGTTGATGAGAATGTCGTTGAACAGGCCGCCGAAGAGCCGTCCGATCGACTGACCGACTCGGCCGACGACAGCGAGCACGTCGAAGAGGATTGCGAACGCGACCTTCGCGCTGGCGAACACGGCGTCGAAGATCGGCTTGAGCTCCGCGAACGTGCGCCCGACCTCCGAGCTCTCGTCCTTTGTCTTCGAGATCTCCTCGAAGAAGCCCTTGAAGATTCCAATGGCGCCGTCGATGAGCGCGATGACGATACCGACCGGCCCGGCGAACTTCGCGAACCCGGTCGCCAGGCGTCCGATCAGCGGCAGCCCCTTGATGAAGCCCGGCACGAGCTTCGCGAACACGTCGCCCAGCTTGACGAAGAGGGCGGTGATCCGACCGATCGGGCCTGCGCCCTTCGCCACAGCCGGCGTGATCGTCTCGAAGGCGGTGGCGGCGCGAGCGGCGTTCGCTCCACCGGCGCCGCCCTTGAAGACACGGGAGAGCTCCGGCGCGAGCAGGGCCGCGTTGCCGGCGACCGCAGCGGTCGTGGCGCCGTTGCCTGTCGCACCCTTCGCCGCAACGCCGCCAGCCGCGCCACGACCCAGGGTCGGGAACGCCGTGGAGTTGGCAACCTGCACGAGCTCGATGCTCGCGGCGGCCGACGCCGCCTGCTTCCCGAGCAGGCCGTAGGCATCGGCGACGCGCGCGATCCCGCCGACGACGGTGTTCGCAGCCTCGGCTCCGGTCGCGGCGATCAGCGCGGCGCGAATCTTCCGGATGCCGTCGGCGGCGGTGAGCAGCGGGAGGATCAGCAGCGAGTACGCCTTGCGTAGCGCGTACACGCCCAGCGTGAGCTTCGCGAACGTCTCGAAGGCATCTGCGTTGTCGATCAGGAAGTCGAAGACCGTTCCCAGGATGCGAGCGAAGGCGGGCAGGACCGTTGCCGACACCCGTGCGAATGCCAGGATCGCGGTCGCCACGTTCTCGAACGTGGATGCGCCCTTCTCGGCGTTGTCGAACGCAGCGGAGAACGCCGCGAACGCCTCGCTGACTCCTCGGATCGTGACCTCGATAGACTCGACGAGAGTGGCTACGCCGTTCTTGAAGCTGTCGGTGTCAAGGAAGTTTGCGATGCGGCCGATCAGCGCGCCGAAGCGCTCGCCGAACTCGATCACGCGAGGCGTCGCCTGGTCGATCAGGCCGCCCGAGCCCGCGAGCTTGTCGAAGAGGCTGGTCACGTTGTCCGACGCCGCCTCGCCGAACTTCGCGAAGGCGACGTAGAAGGAGTCGAGCAGGTTGTCGAACTGGAACCCGATCGTCTTCTTGAGCTCCTCCGACTGGCGAGCGACGGCGCCCTGCGACTTCGAGATGCCCTCGGTGAGTTGGTTGAGCCCGTCGAGTCCGAGCTCCTGCGCCTTCGGGAGAATCTGCAGGATCGACGACACGGATCGGAACGTCAGGCCGAGCTCTTCCGCGAGTTGCGCGACACCCGCGCGGCCCTGCGTGCGCTTGACCTCGGCGGCGAGCGTGCCGATCTTCAAGATCATCTCGTTCAAGGGGCCGTTGATGTCAATGCCCGCGTCCTGCCACGCCTTGCCAGCACGACCGGCGCCGCGCGAGAGCTCGCGGAAGACGATGTTGGCCTGGGTGCCGGCCTCTTCGCCGAGCGTGCCGGTCTTTCCGAGCAGCGCGAGCAGCGTCAGCGCCTCGTCGTTGGAGAAGCCGAACGCGCGGGCGGCGGCGGCCGACTTGTTGGCGAACGCCGTCATGTAGTCGCTGGCCTCGCCGAGCGCGTTCTGCGCGACGAACGCGAACTTGTCGAGCAGCGCGCCCGAGTCCTTCGCCTGGAGGCCAGCGGAGTCGAGGCCGGCTGCGAGCCCGTCGGTCGCTTCCTTGAGCTCGATTTCGTTGATCTGCGCGAACTCGGCAGCGGGTCCAATGTTGAGCAGAGCAGTCTCGAGATCCTGGCCTGCCTGCAGGAGCGACCGGACGCCCTCGGTGACTTCGGTCGGCGAGAACAGCGTGGTCAGCGCGATCTTCGACGACGCCTCCGTGATCCGCTTCTGCGCATTCTCGCTGACCTCGGCGAAGTTCGTGATGCCGCGCCCGTTCTTGAGCAGCGACTCGTTGAAGGCGTCGGAGGCGACGATCGCAGCCGCTCGCGTGGCAGACGTTTCCAGGCGCGCGAACGCAACGACGCCGGCAGTAGCGGCGGCTCCGAACGCGAGCGCGACGCCGGCCGACCAGACGGTGAACGCGGTGAGCGACGTGCGCAGCACGCGCGACACGGTGCGGTCGAACTCCGCGAGCGACTGGTTGATCTGGTTCGAGTTGATGAGGATGCGCTGGATCAGCGGCTTCGCGTTGAGCCGGTCCTGCACGCGCTGGCGCGCGATCTCCTGGCGCTGCTCGAAGAGGTTGTTCTGCGCCGCGATCCGCGCCTGTAGCTGCGAGTTGATGACGGCACGCCGCTGGGCGGCTGCGGCCTCGTACTGCTCGAGTCGCTTCAAGTGCTGGTCTTCGAGCACGTCGAGGCGAACCAGGCCGCGCTCGCGGGCGGTCGCGCGGTCCTGCTCGCCCTTCGACTGCTGCGTGCGCACCTTGTCGTTGGACCGGGTGGCAGACGTCACGCGGGCCGTCTCGCGCTTCTCGAGCTCGCGGAGCTCGAACGCGGTCAGGCCGGTTTCGATGCGCTCGTGGAATGCTCGGTTCGCGTTGTCGAGGCGCACCTTATGGTTCGCGGTGCGGGTGTAGTCGAGGCGAATCGACTCGTTGGCCTTCTTCTCGGCAGCCACCCAGGAGTTCGCCGTCTTCTCGGTCGAGAGGCGAATCTGGTCGTTGACGCGCTTGCGGGCGTTGCCGGTCTTCGCGTTGTCCACGCGGATCGACTCGTTGGCCTTCTTCTCGGCCTTCGCGCCGTCGAGCGCGGCCTTCTCGCGCGCGAGCGTGAGTGCGTCCAGGCGCCGCTCCATATCGCGGAAACTGCGCTTCGCGTCGCCGTCGTCGAAGACCACGCCGACCTTGACGAAGAGCCCCTTCGAGGCGGCGGTGAGCGCGGCCTGGACCTGGGCCTTGTTGAAGTCAGCGTTGACGTTGACGTTCGCTTCGAGGGTCGCGAATGCGCTCTCGAGTCGCTGCTTCGCGGTCTGCTCGCCGTCGACCTTGACGTCGAGGACGACGGACCCGTGGATGTCGCGATTGCCCGCCATTCGCAGCCGTTATACGCCTCGGTTTGTGTCGCCTAGTAGCCCTTGAAGAGCAGCTTCGCGACAGGTGCGTTCCCGACGTCGACCATCGTGTTGCCGGCGGCGTCCTTGCCGGCCGCGCGGGGATTCGTGAACGAGCTCGTGGGGGCCGCCGACGTGGTGGGTCCGAGGTCGACATAGTCGAAGTCCGAGTGCGCCTCCGGATCGAAGACGTGCTCGTAGTTCTTCTTCCAGTCGTCCGTCCCGCCGATCAGATCGAACAGCCAGGTGTACGTCAGATTGAGCACCTTGCGGAGTGAGCAAGTAGCGAGCTCGATCTGGTAGTAGCTCCCCTCGATCCGCGCGAAGTTCGCGCAGAACGTCCCCCACAGGAGGGCTACTTGCTCGTAGGGCGTGCTGCGATCTGCTCCAGGCCCGACGCCAGCACTTCCATGCAGTCGTCGAGCGTCATGCGGTCGCGGAAGTCCTCGGGCTCCGTGAGCATCTGCGCCACGATCGCGTCGCGCTGATGGAACGGGACCAGGTGCTTGATCGCGGCGATGAGCTCGCGGAACTTGCCGGAGTCCTGGGCCTCCTGCATCAGCACCATATCGAGCGCCGACAGGCTCGGAACGAGCTCGTAGGCGACCTTGCGATCGGGATGCTCGGCGGGGCCGACGAGAAGCTGACCCGTCCACTGCACGGCCTCCATCGCTGCGCCCTGCACGGGCGACGGCGTGGTGCCCGGCTTGAGCGAGAGCGAGTTGCTCGCGGGGGGCGCGGGCGGCGCGGCGGCTGCCTGCACGACTGCGTGCGGGGCGGCCGGGGTCTGGCCCAGCGGCGCTGCGGGAGCGGCCGGGGCGACGGGCATGGGTGCTGCGGGTGCTGCCGGAGTCTGTGTCATGCCAGACAGCGTAGCGGCACCCCTACACGCGGCCTCGGTAGCCGGTGAACTCGCGCCGCACGGAGCGCTCCAGGAGGCGGCGACCACGGTAGGTGCGCACGCGCTGGACCATGAGGTACGGCCGGCCGTCCTCGCCGATGATGACCTTGCCGGCACCGAACCGGCGCTTGCCGCGCTTGCCGCCACCGCGCAGTGGCAGCGCGAGGTTGCCCTGGATCGTGTCGCCGCCCTCGTCGTTGCCGCGCTCGATGAACCGGGCGCCGCGCGACTTGACCTTGATCCGAATGCCGCCAGGGATCGGCCGCACCGACGAGTTGGCCGGATCGCGGATCGAGCCGTCTTCGGGGCGCTGCGCGAACGGGTAGCCGGCGGCGTCACGCTTGAGCCGCGCGCGCCGGTACGTCTGCAGGGCGCGTCGCGCGCGCAGGCGCAACTCCGGACGGATTGCCCGGTCGATCCCGTCGAAGTCAACATAGACGCGAGCCATCAGACCGAGCAGCACTCGCGGGCCTTGATGATGAGCTCGACGTATGCCGAGTAGCCACCACCCTCGCTCTCGATGTCATTCGTCGTGCCGGCGTAGATCGTGTCGATGCCGTGGGTCTGGCGAATCGTCGTCCAGTCCATGCAGTTGAGGCACTCTTCGATCAGGTCCAGGTCGTCGTCGAAGCACGCGGCCGCCGCGTCCTCGAGTGACCAGTCGAAGTTCACCGCCTGGTCCGGACCCATGCACACGCGCGTCAGCACGATGCGCAGACCGAACACGGCGTCCCACTCGCGGCATTCGCCCATCTGCTCGCAGTCGCCGAACGTGCTCTGCTCGCGGTCCATCCACGAGGCGGTGATCGAGTTGCAGTCGGCCGGCGGGACGCCGCGCGTGCGCGACCAAACGTACTCGTCGCAGCGCTGACCCACCTGGGAGATCATGCACGCATAGAGCGCGTCCAGAATGTCCTTCGCTACATGGCTTCGACGCATCAGGTCACACGCTGCCCTCGGTACGGTGCTGCTGGGTCCACCATAGTAGCGGTGCCCTGCGCGCACTGACCGTGGACCTTGAGCGCGTGATCGACGATCGGAATGCCCGTGGCGCCGGACTTGAGCATCTCGGCGAGATCGGTGAGCTCGACGGCGACGCCGCGACGCTGGAAGCTCGCCACGCGGGGATCGAGCGCGCACGACTGGCCGTTGCACGACTTCTTGAGCTCGTCAGCGAGCGCGGCCGCAGCCATCTGGAGCTCCACCGGCGGCAGCACGCCGACCGTGTACGTCACGATCGTCTCGACGCCCTCGGACGTCAGCCCGAAGTTGTTGCGCTGCCAGCGCAGACCGTCCAGGCGCACGACGCGGTTGCCGCGATCGAGCCGGTACGCGCCGGGGTCGAGCGCCACGCCGTTCTCGGTGATCGAGTCGATGCCCAGCACGGGCAGGTCGCTCGGCAGCATGATGACGTTGTAGCTGACGCACGGCGCGCACGGGTGCTTCGGCGAGTAGCACCGGCTGTCGATGCAGGGCCACACGTCGAACGGGCCGCACACGCCGGGGTACATGAAGCACGTCCGGGCGTACAGGATGTTCGAGGCGGCCAGGATGAGCTCCTCGTCGCTCCACTTGAAGACGAGGGGGACGGAACCATCGACGCAATCGGTCGTGGTCCCGCCCCCCTCGTTGCAGAGCTTGTCGGGAGTCGTCCACGGAGCGCAGACTTCACGGCTCATGGTCGAGCCCTCCCTTCCGATCAGGCGTCGACCGGAACCTCGGCGGTGTAGCAGGTGCCGGCCTCGAGCGTGACGCCGTTGGTCGGCGACGCGATCGGGTCCACCCAGCGGAGGCCGACGTTCAGGTGGCCGGCCGGAAGCGCGCCGATCTCCGTCACGATGTCAGCCGGGAAGTCCTGGTAGGGACCGCCCGTGTCGCTGACCGGGTTGACCAGGCCGGCCGTGAGCGCCGGGACCGAAGTGCCCGTGTAGCGCTCGAAGACGATCTGGCCTTCCTTGTCCTGCTCGACCGGGTTGAACTTGACGCCCTGGAGCACGCGCCGGAGGTAGTTGGAGCCACCGCCGGGGTCGCACTGGCGAACGCGGTAGAACGCCTCCACGATGAAGGACGGGCGCACGGTCTGCGTGGTGCAGCCGACGGACGCCTCCTCGATGAAGCCGACGTTCTCGCCGCCGATCGCGAGCAGGTCGTAGCCCAGGAGCAGCGCGTGGAGCTCGGGCGAGATGCGCGCGCTCTCGAAGCTGACGGTGTAGCCCTGGACGTAGGCATCCTGGACGTACTCGTCGACCTGGCCGCAGTCCGAGACGAACTCGGACGTGTCAGCCTCGCGGATGCGGGCCTCGATCGTGACGTTGCGCTGGCAGCGCAGGGCCATGCCGTTCGCTGGACCGGGGACCGGCGCGCCGGAGCACGCATCGGCCAGGGCCAGACGGATGACTTCCGGGCAACCGAGGTTGACACACTTCTCTGCCACGACGAACTCCTGTGTTGAAATCGCTCTCGGCCCCGTTATACGCACGGGGTTCGTGAGGCACAGGAAAGGGCGAGGGGGGCCGCCGAAGCAGCCCCCCTCTGGAGATCACAGGCCGGCGCGCTCGGCCTACTCCTCCTCGTCGGAGGCGAGGTCGTCGGCGCCCCCCACCGCGTCCTCGTCGTCTCCGATCGAGCCTTCGGCCACAGCGCGCGCGGCGTCCTGGAAGGACTGGAGCTCGTCGAGCTCCTCGTCGGTGATCTGGTCGGCGGCGAACTTCGCTTCGAGCTCTTCCCAGCGCTGGCGCTGCACCATCACGTCCTCGACGGTGAGCTCCGGAGCGGGAGTCTCTTCGGTGGGAGTCTCTTCGGTGGGAGTCTCATCGGTGAGACTCTCGTCGGCGAGGGCTTCCACGATCGCAGCCATGTTGCCCACGGCCTCGTCGGAGATCTCCAGGTCGGGCGCGGGCTCGGCGATAGGATCGGGCGCCGCCGTGGAGTCCTCGACCTGGTAGGCCACAGCCTCGGACGGGACCATGCCGCCCGCTGCGATCTCGGTGGCGATCTCGCCGATGTTGGCGACGACCTGCTCGTGCTCCGGCGTGCCGGGCGTGAGCGCCGCGTCGAGCAGCGCGGCCGTCTCGGAGATCTCCTCGACCTGGGCGCCGGTGAGCGTGACGATCGGATCGTCGGCGTTGTCGGCGTCGGCCACGAGCGTCTCGTGCAGGTGGTCGCCCTGCGGCTCCTGCGACTCGGCGCCGTCGCTGACGTTCGACGCGAGCGCCGGGCCGTGCTCGATCGCGGATTCGAGCTCCTCGCCTTCGAGCACGCGCCACGACAGGAGCGTGATGCCGGTGGCATACTCCTGGACCTCGTGATCGCCGCGAGCATCCACGAGCACGTTCACGGCGTCGCCGTCAACGAGCAGCGTGGCCTCGTACACATGGCCGCGACGGAACGCCTGGACCTCGACCTCGCCCACGGCGAAGACCATGAACGAGGCGCCCACGTCTTCCGGGAGCTCGGCATCCGGCAGGTCCGGGTGCGGCCCGACGAGCTCGTTCGCGTTGAGCGCGTTGCCCTGGCGACGGTGCTTGCGGTGCCGCCAGCCGGCGAGCGTGCGGTGGATCGTGTACGCGGGACCGTCTTCGGTCCAGCCCTGGATGCTGATCTTCGGGATGCGAGCCATGCCCGCTATCCTAGCGGCGGCCCTGCAAGCTGCGCGTCAGATCAGATCGACGGCAGCGTGTCCCCGGTGATCGCGAACGTGCGGCCCTCGGCGTCGCGCGTGTCGATCCGGTGGATCGGACCAACGCCGATGAACGCCGGGTGATCGATGATGATCGCCGTCGTGTCCCACTGCACGAACGTCGCGCCGACCGGGTTGAATCCGGCCTGCGGGCCGAGCGGGTCGTAATACTGCTGGCCGTTGTTGGGCGTGCAGCGCGTGACGTTGATCTGCGTCGGCTGCTCGTGGCAGACGTCCCACGCGATCTCGAGCACGTCGGGGTCGCCGGACTGGATGCCGGCGTCCAGGACGGTGTTGTAGTTCAACTGCAGCGGGGTCGCCACGCCGACGGGGTTGCCGCCGCTGTCGATCGGCTGCGCCGAAGTGACCTGCGTGCCCGCGAGCGCGGGGTCGGAGAGCAGGAAGTATCCGTCGTCGGCGATCACCCCGTCGCCGAAGAACTGCGGATCGACCGAGGCGATGTAGTCGACGGGGCTTCCGTCCACGACCAGGCGCACGCCGTCGGCGCCGCCGGAGAGCATGTTCTGCGAGTAGAAGAAGATCGACGGAGCCGCGTTCGCGGTTGCGACCGTGCCGCAGCCCGGCGACATAAACGACGGTGGCGACGTCGCCGTGTCGTAGAAGTCGATGTAGGAGTAGTTCTCGATCAGCGGGTCGCCGGAGACGGGCTCGGTGATCGCGGCCGTGCCGGTCCAGGTGCCGATCAGCGTCGGGCCGGCGTTGAAGAAGTCGAGTTGCGTGATCGTGGCGTTGACGCCGGGGCTGGCGACGAGGTAGTTCCACGCGCCCGCGAGCGTGATCTGCGTCGCGGAGTCGATCGTGAAGTTGCCGTTGGGCACCGAGAACGTCCAGCCGGGCGAGCCGTCCGGGTTCTCGCCCTCGCCGGTGAACTCGTCGAGCGCGCCGAAGACCGGCTGATCGGCGGTGATCGTCAGCGTGTCGGCGTTCTGGTCGAAGACGACCGTGAACTGCGGGCCGTCGTTGGGCGCCTTGTTCCACCCGTCAACGTAGGGGATTGCTCGTCGTTCCCAGGTGTCACTCATGGTGCTGCGATCTCCTCGATGCGGATGTTGATTCGTGCGTGCGACAGCGGCTCTTCGCCGAATACCGGGACGCGGTATCCGAAGAGGGGCCAGGGGATTGACGGGTCGGTATTGAGGTAGTCCTGGAAGCTGACGTCGATCGTAGGACCGCTGGCGGCGACCTGGAGCGTCTCGCTCACGGTGTACCCGCCTGTCCCGTTCGTCACGTTCGCTGTGAGCGGGTCGGGCATGTATGGGTCGCGGTCGGGAGTGTTCACGGTGTAGTAGTCGAACGGCCACGAGGTCTGGCCGCTGGCCTCCGCGCCGACCGCGAGATCGATGAGAGCCTGGCGTCCGACGGGCGAGTTCTGGTCGATCGCCTCCGTGAAGATGCGAAACGGCGGCAGCATGATCGAGGCCGAAACCACGATGTCAGAGCCCTCGAACGGGTTGGCTATCGACTCCGACAGCGGCCCATCGAACAGCAGTCCCACCGCCGGTGGCGACGTGTCGCCGAACGCCACCGAGTCGAAGTAGCGCAGGTCAATGACCTGCTCGGTCGAGCGCAGTCCACCGAGGGGTATCTGGATCAGCGTCATGCCGGCGGCGCCTGCGGCAGCGCGTACCCGATGCGCCGCGTGGTGGTCGAGAGCACGGGCACGACGACGCCGCCGTGCTCGGCGGCAATGCCTTCTGCCGTCCCGCGCGCATCGACCATCGGCGCGATGATCCGCGCAGAGGTCGTGCACACGACGTCGTAGCCGAGAATGGTGGGCAGTGCGTTTCTCATACCAGGCCAGCCAGTTCGTCGATCGCCGCCTGCACGTTGCCGGCGGTCAGGGTGCCGCCCGTGCCCGACGGGTCGTATCCGAGCAGGCGCGAGTCGGTGAACAACTGGTCCACGATCACGCCGGAGAACGAGGGCTGCGTGGCTCCGGAGAATCCGTCCACGGCGATCCCCTGGATGAGCCGGATGAACGCGCCGCCGTCGCCGGTGATCGTGTTGTCCTGCATCCCGGAGGCCACGCCGTTGAGCGCCACGGCCGCAAGGCCGGCGCCGGACTGGACCTCGATCACGGGCTGCCCCACGTCTGCGAGCACGCCGCCGTCGGCGAGCGCGATCACGAACTGGCCGCCCGCCTCGATCACGAACATGGGAGCGCCTGTCGATCCGAAGCCGGAGTTGCCGCTGGCGGTCACGATCACGAAGTCGCCATTCTCGATCACGAGGTTCGGGGCCGAGCTCGTGTTGATGAGCCCCACGCCTCCGTCGAGACGGAACTGCGTGACGTCGGTGAACGTGACACCCTCTTCGAGCTCGATGAAGAGCCCGCCCACGCCGAGCGGCAGGAAGTTGCCACGGAAGACGATGTTGGACAGGTCGTAGGCGCCTGCCGGGATCGAGTCGTCCTGCTCGAACGTGATCGTCTTCGGACCCTCGACGAGAGCGACGGCCGCCATGAGGTCGGACCAGTCGTTGAAGCGGTTGCCCGCCTGCGCGCCCGACGAGTTGAAGAGGTAGTTCGCGTAGGGAGCCGTCAGCCAGGCCGGGTCGCCCATCGGGTCCAGGCCGAGAAACTGCAGCGGGTCGCCGCCAGGCGGGTACGGGACGTAGCCGCCGCCAGGAGTGTAGGGCGGGACCGGGCTCACGAGACGATCGCCTTCGCCGCGAGCACGAGGCCGGTGTCGAAGGCGATGATCGCCTCCCGCTCGGCGCGTGCCTGGTAGCGGTTCTGGAGCTCCGTGCGCACGAGCGTCGTGGAGATCTCCTCGGACACGGCGAGCTTCGGCGGCAGCGACGCCCAGACCCAAACCTCGGACCCGTCCGGGTTGGCCGGTGTGCTGCCGGTCGGACCCTCGTTCGGGTAGCAGTCGAACGAGACGCGGTGCGGGCCGAAGCGGAAGACCTCGTTGGCCTCGTCCCACTGCACGAGCTCGCCGATGAAGTGCGCCATGAACGCGCGCGGGATGTGGAACACCGGGTCGGATTCCCAGCCGCCGCACACGCCGTCCATGAGTCCGTGCAGCACGCCGCGCGGCGAGCCGCCAGCGTCGCCGTTGCCCGCGAGCTCACCGTTCGCGATGAAGCCGGGGTTCTGGTCCCCGGAGTCGCAGCGGTAGTTCTCGCCGGTCAGCAGGATCTCGGCGAGATCGGAGAACGAACGGCGCTCCAGGAGCGACACGGCCCGCTGCTGCGAGACGTCGCCCAGCACGCCGCCGGGGGCGTTCATCTGGCACTCGAAGATCGCGCCCAGCGTGACCGGCATGAAGAGCTCGGCGTCCGGGTTGTCCACGGTCGGCTTCACCGAGTCGGGGTCGGTGCCATACGACCCGCCGCCGTAGCCGGAGACGAACGTCTCGCCCTGGGCGGCGTTCGTGTGGATCACGCCCTTGTTCCACTCGCCCTCGGTCAGAGGCTCGCCGTCGAGCCCGACGAGCGCCTGCGCGACCGTCTCGAGGCCGCCGCGAATGCGGGGCGGTCGTGGAAGTGGAAGGATTGCGCTCACTTGTCAGTCTCCGTTCATACCGACGCCCCCGGCGGGCGCCTGGTTGGGCTCCTGCCGGGGGCGCGGTGTCACCTTGCCTACTCGCCTGTGGATCAGACGTTGCCGGGTGCGAGCACGAGGTCCGTGTAGGAGCCCTTGATCTCGCCGGGAACGTCGATGATGTGCGGCTTGCGCACCGAGAGGTTCGCCAGGATCTCGGCGTTCTCCAGGAAGTAGCGCAGCTTGTTCTGGCGCAGGAGCGGGTCGTCCACATGCCAGTCGGCCGAGACGATCGTGCCCTCGCCGTGGACGTAGCCCTCGAGCGGAATGAGGTACATCCGGAACGTGGGCGGGAGCAGCGGCGTGGTGGCGTCGTCGATCGCGCCACCCGCGTTCATCGCCGCGACGGTGGCCGCAGCCGCCGCCTTGCGCGACGTGCTCTCGTCGAGTCGCTCGACCATCCGGACGCCGGTGCCGCTCTCGATGGCCGCGACGATCGCTTCCTTCGAGTTGATCCCCGACGGGAAGCCTCGCAGCTTCTCGTCGGCGTACAGCGCCTCGGCCATGCCGACGGGCACGGAGAGCGTGTAGCCCTCCAGGACGCCGGCACCCTCGCGGAACTGGTACCCGAGCGGGTACGCCATGCTGGACAGGGCGTAGATGATCTTCGCCACGAGCGAGTGGTCGGCCATGAGGTCGCCGGTGTCGCCCACGGTGAGCGGCGTGCCGGCCTCGGCCTCGATCTGGTCGATCAGGAGCGTCTCGGCGAGCGAGTCGTACTCGATGCCGAGCAGGTTGATCCAGGCATCGACCTGCTCCGGGTGCGCCCAGCGGTGGAACCGCTCGACCGTCACGCAGGCCACGACCGCGTAGGGCTCGTAGGTCGCCTCCGTGAAGCACTCGATCTCCGCGCAGGGCTTCCAGGTGCCCGGAGCGTCCGGGTCCACGTCGCCCTGGTCGGTGCACGTCCACTGCGAGACGCCGGAGCGGAGCCCGGTGTCCACGTTGAACGCGAGGTCCGGCATGGCTCGGAAGCCGCCGGAGATCGGGATGGTCGGGAACATCGCCGCGAACGGGCGGCCGCGCCGACCGACCACGCCGGTCGTGCGGATGAGCTCGTCCGGGCCACAGAAGCAGCCGGCGGCGGTGAGCGCCACGGGGCGGTTGTTGCCGATCTTCGACTTCGCGAAGTCGCCGCGCGCCTTCGCGAGCAGCCGCGTGTTCTCCATCGTGGAGAGGTTGTTCGACAGGGGCTCGACGCCCTCGCCGAAGCGGTCGATCGACACGACGCGCGTGCGGGGCGAGATCACGCCCGCTGCGGCGCCCGCAGCGGTGAGGATCGAGCCGAGCGAGTCGCGGTCGAGCTTCATGCCCGGCGTGAGCCCGGCCTGGCCTGCGCTGCCGGAGGCAGTGAGGACCATCGGCTGCATCGCGTCGGCGTCGTTGCCGGCGTCGCCGCCAGCGCGGTCGCCCGCACCGGAAGCTGCCAGGGCCACGGGGCCGCCCGTCGCAGCGCCGTCGCCAGCGCCGCCCGCGTCGCCGTCAGCCGGAGCATCGGGAGCAGCGGGAGTCGCCGGGGTTGCAGGAGCAGCGGGAGCGGCGGGAGCCGCGTCGCCGGTGCCGTCGCCGTCACCGTCGGCAGGCGCGGCCGGAGCCTCGTCACCGTCGGCATCCGCGAACGCGGCCTCGACCTCGGCGGCCTGGGCCTCCGCTGCCGTGAGCTCAGTCTGCGCCTCGGCGATCTCGGCGCGCTTCGCGGTGAGCTTCTCGGCCGTCTCCGGCGTGCGATCTCCGGACTTGATCTCGGCGAGCTCGGCGCGGAGCGCCTCGAGCTTGTCCTGCAGTTCCTTGACGTTCACGGCTTGCCCCTCATGGCGGTGTTGAAAGTCGCTTCGGCCCCGTTATACGCACGGCCGTCGCCAGGTCAGTCGGCGGCGTTGAACACCGAGTCGATGTAGTGCTGCTCCAGGCGTGCGAGCCGCTCGGCGTCCGGGTTCGGAGCCTCCATGAAGCCGCCCGCGACCAGCACGGTCTTCGCCTCTTCGAGAACCGGCGTGCCGAGCAACTGGTCGCCCGACGCCTCCACGAGCTCCAGGAGCGCGGAGGCCGTGATCGTCACGACGTCGCCCGCTCCGTCGGCGCCGGTGTTGACGTCGGTCGTCCCGGTCTGGCAGTCGCAGCCGGTGCACGCACCGTTGCAGCCGTCGGGCAGCGCGGCTGCGCCGTCGCCGTTGGAGTCGCCTGCGCCTGCGGTGAGCGTGCCGGTCATTGTCGCGTCCTCGATCGAGATGAAGTCCCCCGCTGCGGATGCAACGAGGGCGAACCGCTCGGCGGGCGCCTGGCGGTAGGTGTCGGAGTAGCCGCCGATGTTGACGAGGCAGCTTCCGACGAAATCGGCTGGGGCGTGCTCGAAGTCACCGAACGACTTGAGGGCGATTGCCGATCGCCAGTCGCCCGACGCGGAGCCGGCGGTCAGCCGGTCGATCTGCGCGTCGGTGATGTCGTCGAAGAGCAGGCCGTCGAAGCGCACGCCACTCTCGTCGGTCGAGTACCGACCACGGGCGACGCCCAGGCCGGAGTTCTCGTACCATGCGGCCGCGTGGAGCGCCTGGAGGTTGGCCGGCGCGTGTGCCGTGTGCATCGGCAGCACCGCCACGCGCAGGCTCGATCCGTCCGGCAGGTCGGCGGTACCGACGTGCGCGGCATCGAGGTTCGCGTTGCGCGGCACCTTGACCTCCGGGCCGAACCCGGAGTGGACTTCGCCGTAGTTGGCGACGCGAACCGCGATCCGACCACTGTCGCGATCGACGGAGACTCGCCGGCCCTCGAGATCGAGGTTCGGCTGGAAGTCCAGGAGTGTCGGGATGCGCTTCACGGCCCCGTTATACGCCCGGCCGAGCCGCCCCGATCAGGGCGTGTCGTCGGCGAAGACGATCGCGACGGGATCGAGCAGGCGACCGCCTGCGTCGAGCGTGAGGTAGCGCGTCTTCGCCTGGTCGCTCGCGTTCGTGAGGACCAGATCGACCTCGCCAGTCGCGTTCGAGAGCGCCTCGAACACGGCGCCGGAAGCGGAGAGCAGGTCGCCCTTCGCGCCGACGGTGGGCACGGTGTCGTCGCCGACGAACTCGACGGCCTCCAGGCCGGCGGCGTCGGACGTGACGAATCCACGGACGGTCGCGCGGCCGGTGAGCGCCTGGCGCATCGAGCCGGTCAACTGGATGCTGACGGCGCGGGCGTTGGCGGCCTCGGCTGCGACGGTGACGGTGGCTCCATGTGCGACGGGCATTGAGATCTCCTGCGAAGGTTCGGTGTCGGCCCCGTTATACGCGGGTCAGCCGAATAGCTGGCGCGCGACCGTGTTGAGCGCGACGACACCGATCGTGCCGCCGGCCGTGACGTACATGGCGAGCCTCGCGCCCTGCTTGATGACGTCCTTGCCGAGCTCGTCGACCTTGTTGCCCACGCCGTCGATCTTCGCGGTCAGCCGCTCTTCCACCTTGTCCATGCGCTTCCCCATCGCCGCGATCTGCGCGCGCTGCTCGTGGTCAGCCTCCGAGAGCGCGCGCGTGCGCTCCTCGAAGATGCCCTCGATCCGAGAGATGTGCTTGCCGTGGTCGTGGAAGCGCGCGTTGGCGTCCTTCTCGAACTCGCGCTGGCGCTGGGAGAGTGCGTCGTAGTCGGTCATGGCGTGTCACGGAAGCGGCCCCCACCGCGATCGGTTTCGCCGCGACCGAAGTCCGACGGCTGACCTGGAGCTCGGTTGAGCTTCGGCCCCGTCTCCGGCGGCTTCTGCGCCACGAGCCCGTCGATCGAGGCGTCCTTGAGCGCCTGGACCGCCGACTCCGGCGTGACCTGCTCCATCTGCGCGAGCTTCACGATCACGTCGGTCTGGTCGGGCTTCTTCACGAGGTTCGAGGAGTCGGTCTTGAGCGAGTATTCCTTGCCGTACTGCTTGACCATGCGCTTCTCGAACTCGACGCGGATCAGCTTGTCGAACGCCGATCCCCACGTCTTCCACTTGTCGACGTCGATCTGATGCACCGAGAAGCGGTTGGCGCCGCTCGTGCCCTGCGATGTCACTGCCTCGACGGGCAGTTCGAGCGCGGTGGCGAGCCGAAGCTGATCGGTCTGCACGCGGGTCGCTCGCTGCTCGGCGAGATCCTCCCGCTCGACGCGGAACATCTCCGGGTGGTACTTCGTCGCCTCGCCGCCCTTGCCGGGGTCGTACATGACGATGAACGGCTTTGAGGCGTCGAATCCCTTGTTGATGAGGTCGATCTTCTTGTCCGTCGCGTTGACGAACTCCGCGAGCATGGCCTGGCGCGATCCGGGCGTCGGATCCTCGCCGGCCTTCACCGGAATGTCCGGAGCGTTCGTCGGCCAGAAGACGATGCCCGCGTGCACGAGCCGGGAGTTCTGCGTGGCCGTATCGACCATCTGCGCGACGTACATCGCGTCCAGCAGGTCCATTGCCGCCTTGACGGGGCTCGCGCCCTTCCAGCGGTTCGACTTCGACTTGCGCCAGACGCGCATGAAGGGAATCGGGCGGTCGGAGCCCTCTTCGACCAGGTCGACCCACTCGCCGTTCGGCCCCTTGACCTGATCCTTCTGGCCGATGTCAGTCGCGACCTTGATCTCGGCCACGGACAGCGAATACGGCGCCTCGACGTCCTCGACCGGCGTTCCGCTGCCAGGATCGTTCGGGACCGCGATGTAGGCGTCGCCGGTGAGGAAGATGAGCTCCGCAGCGCGTTCCTTGTCGAACGCATCGACGCGGGCCTGGATCCGCTTGCGAGTCGCGTCGTTTCCGCCCTCGACGACCCACGTCACGCCCTCCATCGTCGCCCGAACGAGCGCAGCGGCGCCCGCGAGCTCCGGAACGGCCTCGGCGTAGAGCAGAGCCTTCGTCTGCCACTCCTCCGAACGTGCGCGGATCGAATCCGGACGTGCCGGCTCCGCAGCAGTGCCCATGTAGTCGGGCTGCGACCGAATCGGTCCACCGGGAGTCAGCCGGGCCTCGACGAGAGGAGAACCTGCTGCTGTCAGCGCCCGCAAAGGGGTCCAGGCGCGCAGGCGCCCTCGAATCCCCCGATTTTCCGCGTGCACGACCATCGATCCTCCCTCGGACCCGTTATACGGACGGCGGTTGGAGCTTCACGACCGCATCGCGCGCCAGCAGCCCCGCATCAGCCCCGGATTCCGGGTGCAGCCACGTCATCGCGCGGTCCAGGTCGTACACAGGCACGCCCGCGACGTGCGCGACCGGGCTCGGCGACCCTTCCATGCGGAAGAGCCGGTACAGGTCCGTCAGCGACCGCCCCGACAGCGCGGCGATGGCTGACATTGGCCCGGTCGGGCTCGTCTTCGCGTCATCCGTCACCGGGCGTGGGTGCCCTCGACGCCGCGACGCTCGCGATCGGCCGTGCGGTGCGCCAGCCAGTGCAGCGCCTCTTCCAGCTTCGTGATCGCCAGCGCATTCTCGCGGCAGCGGAACTCGGACGTCTGGTAGTGCTCGATCCGGTCGAGCGCCGCCGCGATCACGTCCTCCACGAACGCTCCCGTGCGCTCCAGGCGCGGCAGCGAGTTCGGCCCGTGGAGCTCGCAGAACTCCGTCACGTCCGGAACGGGCGAGGGCGCCATCGTCTCCGGATCGTAGGTCCACGTCGCAGCAGCGCCGCAAGGACACAGGCCCGGCCCCGGCTGCAACCAGGTCGCCAGCGGCCCGTTCTGCCACTCGATCGTCACGCCCGGCGCGGTGGTCGTCCCTCCGGCCGGCTTGCCGTCCTCTGTGCGGTGGTCGCTCTCGATGCTCGGATTCATGCCGAGCAGCGTAGCGGCAGCGACACAAACGCCGCGTGCACGATCGCGCACCGAGCCCGAATCCGCAGATTGCAACGCCGCCGGCCCGCCATATGCAACGCAGCAGGGCAGCAATGCCGCGTGGCCCGCGCGCGCGTACACGCGAGGCGATGTCAGTCGCAGATGTCAATGACACAAACCCTTTTAGCGGGTGACTGACACAGACCCTTTTACACCGGGACGTTGAGCGCACCGCATGAGGGCGTCGGTGCCCCTCTTCTCTGACGCGCGCGCGCGCTTTCCATTACTCGCGCATTGCGGCATTGCCGCAATGCCGCATTGCCCGACTCCGTGAGGATTCCCGGCGGCAATGCAGCAATGCTGCAACGGTAGTTTTCGGCAGGTTTGGCAGTGTGAACGAAACTCACACTTGCGCGGTAGTCGATACACCGCTACAGTGGAAGATAACCGGACGGCATGAGGGAAGTTCACGCCGACCACGAAACGCGAAACGAGCGGAGATACAATGCAGCACGGTAGCCACGAGATAGTGAAGGTCGCCGCCGGTGCGAACGGCCTGGAGTATCTCCGGGAAGGGTTTGCAGTATCGGCAGCGCACGACGGTTCGCACGACTATCGTCAGTATGGGCGCAAGCTGCGCACCGGGTACGTTTTGCAGTGTGCCGACGGTAGGCGTCGCCGGGTATGGGCGATGCGGTACGGAAACGCTGCAAGCCTGTACGTCGTGGTCGACGGACGTCGCGCGTTTTTGTCGATCGACGCCGAGACGCTATGCGAGCAGGTGCACGCATGACTCGCTATCTCGTGCACTACCACTACCCGAACGTCGAGCGCACCGAAGAGACGCTCGAGTCGCTATCGGCCGCTTGCGAGCTTGCAGCTAACCGCGCATGGCGCGCGCTATGCAACGGTCGCGGCATGGTCCCCGGACCTACCCGGAAGATTCTCAAGCGCGCCGAGAAGACGGCGACGGATCCCGACTACACCGGAACTATCTTCGACGCGCTGACCGGGCAACTGGAGCGCGCCACGAATCGCGCCGGCAGCGTCACGCTGACGATCGACGGACTCACCTATGGAGTCGAGCGCGTCGAGACGCTGCAAGCCGCTCGCGCGTGCTTCGCTCGCGTGGTGCGCGAGAACGCGGGGACGGCATGAAGAGTCCCTTCACAATGGACGGCATCACGTTGCACGTTTGTTGCCCGCGTTGCCGCGAGCGTATCCACGACTTCGCGACCGGCTACCGGCTGAACCGTTGTTGGAATCACCACGAGAACGTCGGCGGGGGGGATGGGACTCTCGCGTTCGACGACGAGTCGGCGCTCCTCCTGGACGATAGCGGCCGGCAGTGGATCATCACCGACGACGGCGACCTAATCGACGTGCACGAAGAAGACTACCCGGAGGTTTCAGCATGACGGCGACTCGAAGCTATATCGACGCGCGGGCAGTGGCTCGCGAGCTACTGGACGGTTGCGAGGTTGCCTACGGATACCCCGGCGACCGGGACCGGCTGACACGACGACTCGACCTGCCCGACGGACGGGTAGCGACGTTGCGACTCGTCGCCGACGACTGCGTGATCGGGGAATGGCGCGACCGTGACGGCAAGCGCGAGTCGCACGCCGACGACGTTTTCGGTGTGTTCCAGTGGCGCGGGAAGGACTCCCTGTACGGCTACCCGTCCGAACGTCCACGCGACTTCGACGGACGGGCTCGCGTCTTCACCGGCTACGGGCAGGGATGCGAGCGTATCGACGGGTCCGTATGGTGGCAACCTCCAGCCGACGTCGCCGACGACGACCTAGCGAAGCTCGAGAAGACGGTTCGGCAGTGGCTCGCGGGCGATTGGGGACACGTCGGAGTCGTCGTGTCGATCCTGGACGGGCACGAAGAGATCGGCACCGACTCGCTATGGGGAGTCGACTACGATCATCCCGAGTCGGACGGTTCCTACCTGCTCGAAGTCACGGCCGAATGCCTGGTCGAAGCGGGCATCGAAGACACGAGCACGGCCGGCGTCGCTAGGTGGGCTCGCGACCTGCTCGAAGCGCTCGCGCGTCGCGTATCGGGCGAGGATCCCGACGACGAAGACGCGAGCGGCTATCACGACGCCATGCGGAACGTGCTCGCATGGTGGCACGAAGACGTCGAGCCGGCCGGCGATTGGGACACCTACGCCGACGCCGTGGTGACTCGCATGGAGTCCGACTTTGCCAACCGATCGAACCTGGAGCGCTGACCAATGCCGACGAATGAAGAACTGTATCGAATAGCGACCGGCTACATAACGGCCGCGCTATGGTCCGACGCTATGCCGTTGTGCACTTGCGGGGCACACGACTCGGTCGACGAGTGCGACCATGCCGGCGACTGCCGCGCGCAGGAGTCGGGAGGTTTGGAGCACCTGGACGTGCGAGCCGAAGACTACTTCTTCGTGCTGCACCTTTGCCGCGAGTTCGCGACTGCCGCCGGTGCCGACCTGGACACGTTCGCGGCGCTTCGCGAGCTTCGCGAGCTTCACGGGCACGACCGTTGGGAGTGCGTCGGGCACGACCTTCGACTCACGTCGGCCGGCCACGGGACCGGATTCTGGGACCGCGACCCGGGCGTGGACTCCCTGCCCTACCCGTCCGAACGGTCGAACGAGCGGATCATCGAGTTCTATGCCGCTCGCAACCGGCTCAATGCACTGGCGCGAGCGCGTCCGTTCCACCGGGACGGCGGCGGCGACGTATGGCAGGCAACGCCGACGACGTG